TCACTTCCACACGAGGAAAATATAGTTTGTATTTGCCCTGTTGAGCATAACCAGATCGCTCTCCCCGCTCTGATAGCGGTAGTTGTTGCGCACGGTGAACCCGTCCGACGTGATGGCGATCCCGCGGCTGTTAAAATCCCGCCCGGCCGAGCCAAAATAGCATTCGGTCTGCCGGGTGGTGAAATCGACTCGGATCATGGGCATATCCTGCGGGTAGACAAACACTGCAGTAGGCTGATAACCCAGTTTGATCTCCCTGCTGTCGGCGTTGGTGCCAAAGTACATACTGAATTCCGTCGGGCTGTTCCACTTTCCCTTTTCCGCCGCCGTCACATGGATCGATGCGTCCTTTATGTGACCGCCCAGACGGGTGTCGATAATGGAATTATCGCTGTTAAAATCCGCCCGTTGCGGGCGGTCCGATCCGGCCCAGTTGTTCAGGCCAAGGTTCGGAGTCTTGTTATAGCTCGCCATGTTTTTCTCCTCTCCGTCATGCGTCCGCCGCATCCCAGCAGATGCAGCTCTCATCCCAGTGGGAAAAGGCCAGGCCGGAGCCGTCAATCTGGTCCCATGTGAGCGGATCCATAGCCGCCGCGGGGCGCAGATGTGCCGGCAGCAGCCGATACGCCGCGGAAAAGACATCCCGCATCTGTTCCGCTGTAAAGTCGTCCCCAAAATTGAGCCGCAGGGTAAAATTTTCCGGCTCCTCCGTCCACGTCCCGGTGAATCCGCTGCCGGCCAGCTCGTCAAAATATTCCACCCTGCTCCATGCGCCGCGTCTGCGCCCCAGGCATTCATAGACGCTCTGCCTGCGCTGTTCCAGATCCCCCTCCGGCATCAGGCGGAGCAGGCGCTCAAACCTGCGCAGCCCCTCCTCATCCGCCGTCTCAGGGAACAGATCCGCCAGCGAGCGGTCGACCAGCTCTGCAATCCCATCGAGCCCCGCCGCATAGGCGTACAGCTCGGCCGGGACGGACGGATCACGCTCAAAATCATAAATGCCCAGGCTCCGCGTGACGTCTAAAAGACGTTTCAGGCAGTTCATCGCCATCCCCTCTCACTCCAGACTTACTGTGACGGATACCGCCGGGACCGTATAGGCGTCCCGCGGCGGGCACACATCCTGCGCCGGCGATACAATCCGGCAGTTGACAACACCGTCCACTGCCATCACGCGGCCCGTGAGCACACTCAGCCGTACCGGTTCCCCCACCGCGAGGGAGTCGATATATCCGGCCGCTGCCTCCTCACACGCGGTACGCACCAGCTCCCGGTCGCTGCCGTAATATGCCGTCACATCCAGTTCAAACGCGGCATTGTATTCAGCGGCATACCGCACCAAAACGTCACAGCAGAGCTCCCGGTTCTCCTCGATCTTCCGTGTAATCCGCTCAAGCAGTTCTGGCCCCTCATTGGTGTGCGTGCGTACGGCGACATCAACGGTGCCATCCCCGCGCACGCGCGGGAGGACTCCCGCACTGAGCACCTCCCCAAAGGAGGCCGCAGTCTCTATATAATACCGGGCGTTGACACCGTTGTCACGCTCCCCGTAGCTCTGCTCAATCCGCCGGCGCAGGGCATCGTCCGTCTCCTCGTCCCCGCCGCCGTAGATATAGCCGCGGTTGATGACGCCGCTGATCCCCTGCGGCGCGTTGACCACAGTATTGACCGCTCCGGGTGCCGCGTTGTAGCTGCGGCCGCTTGAGGCCGCCGTAACAGGTGCCTCCGTCTCCCACTGCCCGGGTTCCATCCGGCAGGCCGCCGCCGTTACAAACTGACAGGGACCGCTCCCGGAGGTGGCGCAGATAGTCCCCTTGGGAATCTCCACCACCGCCGCCAGCAGGGGATCCTCCGCCGGATCATAGCCAATCACACCGGCGTTTTCCGACCGATCGCGGTAAAACACCACCGTCCCCGCCGCCGTTCCGGCAGCCTTGCGCGTCAAACCGCGCATACGCGCGTGTTCGTCCAGATAGGTCCCCGTCGCCGTGGATGGGAAGGCCTGCCGCCTGTAAAAATCCAGGCGCGTATAGAGCGCATAGAGCTCCCCTGCCAGCGTCCGGATCCGGATCCCGACATCCGTCGCGCTTCCCGCGGGGTAGCCCGCCCGCTCCTCAAATACCCGCTCCATCTCCCGTGTCAGGGTGTCAAGCGTTGTCTCGTTCTCCTGTGTCATGTCAGGTTGATCCTCACTTTCTCCCGGACGCCATAGACATCCAGTTCTATCTCCACCGATGCCGGGGGCTGCCCCTGTGGAAGGGACTCTGCGTGCAGCACATACACATCCGCCATCGGGAGCAGCGCCTCCTGTGCGTAGGAGAGCGCCAGGCCGTTCCACTCCCCAGCCGGAGCCTCCGGCAGGGAGCGGAGCAGGCTGCCCAGCTCCCGATCATAGGGGAAGGAGCCCTTCTCCGTCTTCAGGCGGATATACGCCTCCTGGAGGAGCGCCTCACGCCCCAGGGCACGCTCCGCCATGCCGCACCCGTTATAGGCATACACACCGTCGCGCACGGTCACTCCTCCTTCTGATAGCCCCGAATTTCCCCGGACGGGGTAATGGTCAGGCCGTTGAGCCAAATTTCGCCGTTGTTTTTGAGCACGATTCGCGCTCCGCCCGCGGAGCACAGGCGTACCTCCCCTGCGGAAAGTCCGCCCGGATCTCCCTGAACACCGGCGCAGACGGACCCCTGTGCACACGGGATCAGCAGCACCTGCGATCCCGCAGGCGGCAGGGACGTGTATCCGTACGGAGCATACGCCTCCACCCGCCGTTCATTTACCGCCGCGCTCACGCACAGGCTGCCGTTTTCATTCATTGTCACGCGGCCGCGCTCGTTTTCACGTGCTCTGCCGCGTGACAACAGCTGCTGTGTCAGCCACATTGTCACTCCACCCCCTGATCTCCCGCTCCGGGCGCAGCACCGCCCTGCTGCCGAGCTCCCCGCCGAAGAGGTAATAATTGATCTCATACACGGTCCAGCCGTCCGTCTCCCTGCCTGGGACAGGCACGCATACACGGTCCCCCGGCCGGCAGCGCACATATTGTGGGGATTTTACCACAATCTCCTCACTCCCCAGCTCGGAGGCGAGGAACCGCCTGCTGACAGCAGACCCCTTTTCCCAGTCCGCCGCACCGGACAGATTCATCACCTGGCGCGCGGTGATTGCGCGGCGCTGCGCCGTCTTGCTGCGCGCACGGTAGATATAAGCCCCGTCCCGCTCGGACCGGTAGACAATCTCCCCAATAACACCGCTGCGCACACACCTCACGGACAGGGAGGTATACCGGTATGCTCCCGGCCTCAGGTTGTCAAACACCACCGTTGTCCCGGTCGGCTGCCCGGTGGCATCCAGAATCATCCCCTTCGTCAGCCGCGGCAGGACGCCCAGCACTCCTGTGCAGAATCCGCGCACCACATCCCACTCACTCATCCCCGCATAGACGGGGAACACGGCCCCGCACCGCTCGGCGCTGCCCCGGCAGCCGCGGACACCATACGGCTTCAAATGCAGCTTGTACAGATCCTCCAGACAGGGGCAGTTGTACGCGGCGGGGATCGCCTCATTGTCCAGCAGGGCCGCACCGGCCGAGCGCGCACCGATCTCCAGCTCATCCTGTCCGGTGGAAAGGCGGTACTCCTGCTCGTCCACCTGCCCCTCAAAAAAGAGCTCCCCGCCGTAAAATGCCCGCAGGGTCACAAGCTCCCCCACCCATCCCGGCCGGAGAAGTGTGACAAGGATCGACTGCGCCGGCGTATCCAGCCGGTTGGAAAATTCCAGCCGTTCAATTTGGTCGGACATATATCGCCTGCCGTCCAAATCCGTCAGTTCAATGCTCAGCACACGAACACCTCCCCGCCCGGCGTAATAGCATCCGGCGCGCAGAGGGAGGGGTTGATCGCCAGCAGATGCTCCACCGTCACCCCGTACAGGTCGGCAATCTCCCATAGCGTCTCCCCCGCCCCTACCGTATGCACCACACGGCTGGCCCCAGTCTGTCCTACCGGGAACTCGACAAACTCAAATGCATAGCCGACGCTGTCCCCCTGACGGCCTGTGCAGGTGAGCGTACGCAGGACGGCATCCAGACTCCCATAGGCGCCCAGGATCAGCACGCCGCTGCCCCCGCGCAGGTACTCCCCGCGCAGCCGGCCAAAATCGCGTACGGCATCGCCGCCCGTAAAGACACCGCCCCCACGGATTACCGCCGGCCCCGGTGAACGCTCACCGAGCTGATATCCCCCCGCCGCAAGGAGTTGGGTGCGCACACGGGCGCCTCTCTCAATTTCAACGGTCTGCGGGTTCACCGGGAAACAAAAATTTCGAAAAATAAAGACCAACGCCTACATGCCTCCCCGCTTTTCAAAGTCCGGCGGATACCTGCGGCTCTCGCGCTCGATCAGGCGGGAGAGCCGCTCCATCTGTTCCGCGGCCAGCTCGAATTCCTCCCCGTCCGGGGCAATACGATCCTTCATATCCATCACAGTGCCTCCTTTTTCATGGAACAGGCGGCGATGCGCACCTCTTCCGTGACCTCACTGCCCGCCGTGATCCGGTTGCGGATCTCCAGCCACTCGCAGCCGGTAAAGCGGAGGCGGGTTGCCCCCGCCTCCACGGACAGCTCAAAGCCGCGTCGCCCCGCCCACCGGTCCTCAAGCGACGTTGTAAACCGACGGAGCACCGCTTCATAGACACAGCTCCCCACGGCGACCGCCGCACACTCGGCCGACCCCACCGGGCAGACGGCCTCACCGGGCCGCTTTTTCTCATACGTACATTCGAGGACGAACGCCGCCGGCTCCCCGTCGATACACACGCGCATCTCGCGCGGCTGAAGCGGCCCCGATACCGCGATCATGTCATTGCCCCCTTTTAAAGTCAACATGGAAGGTAAAGGCGACGTGCATGGTAAATCCACCCGTATTCCGGTTGGCGGATGCGCCGCCGCACCGCATGCGCAGCAGCGCATACTCGCTGTCAAAGAGCAGGACGTCCGTCAGCACGGAGAGGAGCCTGTACAGCTCCTGTGCGTCGGAGGAGAATGGCACATGGAGCCCCACGCCCAGCGTGATCTCCGCCCGGCAGCCCAGCGTATCGCTCCCGATTACCCGGCCGATCCCGGCATCGGCGATCTCCGCACCGTCCATCCCGATGCTGACGGTGGGGCGCCGCAGCGGACCCTCCATGCTTTTCCCGGGAAATTCCGGGACAAAGCGGACATTCCGCAGTTCCTCCCTGCCCTCCAGCAGTGTGCACAGGTCCCGGATCATTGCATCGATCATACTTCCGCCTCCGTATAATTTCTCAGGATCGCCCAGTAGTACACGGTCTCCCCGCGGAAGGCCACACGCTCGGCACGGTCAATCTGATACCGCTCCTCCCCGCGCAGCAGGAATGTCCCGCCGTGCGATGATATCTCCTGATCCGCCGGCCCGATGTACATATAATAGCCGCGCTCGTTCAGGCCGATGGGCGTCTGCGTCCCCTCAAGGTACATTTTGTTCTTATACCGCAGGGGCTGGATCAGCGCCCGGTACTCCGGGCTGCGCCGCCCATCCTCCCAACCGAGGCATACCATCTCCCCGCACTGTTCAAGCTCATGCTTCACCTGCTGTGACGGCCCCATCGCTATACCCTCCTGAATACAAACTCTGCCGGATCCCTCAGCAGATCGCCCGCCTGCGCGGCCAGCAGATCCCGGCGCTGCCGCGCCCGCTCCACCGCATTTCCCACTGTGGAGTAGGAGACGTCCCCAGCCTTAAAGCTGGTTACTGTACCCTCCTGCGGTTCCGTCAAAAGCAGATACTGATAATACGCCTCCGCCTCACCTGCCGCCAGCAGGCACTCGTCCGTGAGGACCGAATCGCTGCGCCGCCGGGCGAACAGCCGCTCCGCGGCAAGGCGCGCCGCCAGATCAGCCGGGACATCCTCCCCCCCTTTCAGACTGTGCAGCCGCTCCATTCGGTAGCGCAGCTCCCGCTCCAGAGCGCGCAGCCCTTCCTTTTCCGCTCTCTGCATAGGTTCCCTCCTGCACGGGGCTGCATACGCCCCGCCGTCTCACTCATTCCGCGAGCACAAGCGCCCGGGAGGCCCCGTCAAAAATCTTGGCAAAGCCCGCGATTGATGTGATTGCCGCCCGCTCAAGCTGGCGGTCAATCAGTCGGTCATAGTCCGTCGTCACGCCGCCGGCGCGCACCATCTCAAGCGCGCAGGACTGGTCCAGGCCGATGACTGTCCCCGCTCCGACCGCCGCGGACTTGATCAGATCCGCCCCTACCGGGGTGATCATCCTGCCGCTGGCGTGGAAGTCCAGCCCCGCGGCCGCATCACGGAACTCCTCCAGCATAAGGATTTTCTCCATCATGTCAGGCGAGGCGATAATGGTATTGAGCTCGTAGGGATCAAACGCATTCCACAGCCCTACGAGGTCCCCGTAGGCCAGATTCCCGGCTTCAGCCGTCTCCAGTTCCTGCGCCGGGTTTTCATTGCCGTCCCCGTTGAGCAGAACATTCACCGCATCCCTGAGCTGGGATTTGGCGATGTACGCGCCGATCTGGCGCAGTGTGATCGTGAACAGGTCCAGCCGCTGGAAGCGAACCGCCTCATAAGAGGCCACCAGCATCCTGCCGCGCTTGTGCAGGCGGACCAGATTTTCCTTGGTGCGCACGGAGGTCTCCGGGATCTTCGCCCCCTCCGCGACGGCCTTGAGCTCCTTTTCGTCCTCCTCCGGCACGCTTGCGATCGTCCTGTAATCAAGGGAGTCAATCTGCGTCGTCGTGGCGACGATCCGCGGCAGGACATCCACGCCCTCCATGCCCTGACGCACTGCACGGGAGACATATTCTGGAAACAGGGCGGAGGAGTCACTTGTCTGGAAAAATTTTTCCACACAGTCGCTCTTTACGCCGTTGACGTGAATATCAAACCGTTTGAGTTGGCGCTCATAGGCGTCCAGCCCCTCCAGCGCCGTGCCTCTGTACTGTTCAGACGGGTCCAGCTCCTCAAGCGTGGCCGTAAACGGCTTCCCGCTCGCGTACATTCCCTTTTCCAGCCGGATCTTTTTGTAATCTGTCATTTTTCCCTTTCCCCTTTCCTGTCAGAGAATGATGCCGACGTAACCGCCGGCGGAATCGAGCTCCGCTACGAGCACCTCTCGACCGGCTGCGGTCTTCCCTTCCGCGGCGACTGCGGCCTTGATGCCGCCGGAGGCGTCGGCAGCCACCAATGTACGGTTAAATGCCGGGGCGGTTCCCGAAAATTTCACACACACATAACCGCCTATCTGAACGGTTGCCAGCCCCTCGCGGGAGGGGGCGGCCGTAAAGCCCGCAAAAACCTCCCCGTCGCCGCAGGCGGCCACCTTTCCGCTGTCCGTCACCTTGACGGGGACACCGGCTTTCAGCTCCGCCTCCGTCTCAAAGGTGAGGATCTGTTCGCCAAAGCCTTTGAATGATACGTTCATCGCTCTCTCTCCCTTTCACATCACATTCTGAATTCACTGTTGTCCGTCCGGCTCTCCGCCGCTCCCCTGCCGGCGATCTGCGGGGCCGGCGGATGCATATGGTCCACACGCGCGGCAAAAATCTTGCGCAGTTCGCCGAGCTCGTCCGCCGTCATTTTCCCGAGGATTACCTCCAGCTTTTCCAGGTCCGACTGCGGCGATATGGCCGCACAGAGGGAACCGATCTCCGCACACAGATTCCTGCGGTACAGCTCCCCGTCGCGCGCAAGGGATTCCATCCCCGCGACCCGCTTGGCCAGTGCCCTTGCCTGATCCCCGCTCACCGTCACGTCCCCACGCGCGGATTTGAGGATCTCCGTCATCTCCTCCATCTCTTCTCCCTCCGATATATCAAAGGATTTGGCCACCCCTGCCGCCGGCTGGGCCGGGACAGCCACAAAAGACCACTCATAGGCGTCCGTGGGGTCCTCAAGCACTGCGCAGCACAGGACGCCGTCATATACGCTCCCCCGCTCATGGGAACAGGGAGCGCTGCGCAGATCCGCCCCACACACGGAGCAGACCGACCGCGCCACAGCGCAGCCCACACTGACCTCCCTCTTGATCCCGGCCTCGATCTCCCGGGCGAGCGCACTGCCGCGCAGCGTATAGGCCCGTGCCTTCAGCGCCGTGTACGGCTCCCCGGCCCGCGTCGTCCGGGCCGGGTCCCTCACTGTAAAGCACTCATAGATCCGGGCCACCTGATCGCGCCCGCTCATGCTGTGGTCAAAAATCCCGCTCCTGCCGGTGAACATCCCCGCCAGCTTCTCCAGCGCCGGCACGGAAAAGCGCTCCAGATCCCGGTCGACCTCATTGTCACAGAGCACGAGCGTAAAGGTGTACACATCCTCCGCCGTCAGCTCGCCATAGGCCTGTGCGTTAATCTTTTCAAGCTCCCCTGCCGTCGGGGTCCCCGGGTTCAGCGGCTCCTGCGCCGTCTCCGCCGATTTGCGAACCATTCTTTTCCCCTCCGTCTGTCAAGTTCTCATTCTCTTTTTCCAGGCGTTGTGCCTGTGCGTTGTACAGCCGCGCCTTTGCGTGCTCAACCTCATCCTGCAGGGTGATCTCCTCCCACTGCGCGGTGCACCGCCCGCCGCCGAGCTGCGTCAGGGCGGCATTGCCAATGCGCTCAATCACCGGAGTCAGGATGCGCCGGTACGCCTCCAGCTCGCTTGTGAGCACATCGGCCTGCTGCTCGGACATGCGCTCTGTGGAGGACCATGTGAGCCCCAGCATGAAGGGCGGTATCCCCAGCTTGGCCACGATCTGTTCCAGCATCTGCCGCACGGGGATCTCGCTGTCCGGGATCTGGCCCTCCGCGCCGATCACCCGGACCGATACATCCCCCACGCTCACAAAGTCACGCACTACGCCCGTGTCCTTCATGGCGCTGCTCCACTCGCGCGCGATCTGCTCGGCGCGTTCATGGGCGTACGCACGGGAGACCTCGTCCCCCTGCGGCTTATACGTCACCGCAAAGCGCACATTTCCCACACGCTCCCAGTTGAGACCGATGGTGTTGTAGATCTTCATCAGTACGCCGCTGACGAATGGGAGGCCCTTCAGGATGGAGTTCCCTGTCATCTTTCCCGGTGTGGGGTTGAGCACCGAGAGCAGGATCAGCTCGGGCCGCTCCACGGGCACTGACTCACCGCTGAGTTCCCTGCGGCAGACGCACACCTCCACTGGGCTGTCCCCGCGCCGGAGCTCGACATTCTCCAGCGGGACATTATACAGCGCGCACACACCGCCGCGCCCAGCCACAATCTCGCCCACCGCCGTCCCATAGACGAGCAGCTGCTCCAAATACGCGGACAGGAATGCCTCGATCCCATACTGAGTCCCGTTGACGGGGATCCCCCTTAAAAAACGCGCCAGCCGCCGCTCCCGCTGTGCGTCCCCGCACGTGAGGCGGAAGCCGCCCGTCAGCCGGATAATTTTAAAGAGCGCCGCGTCGATCAGCGGGACCGCCTCGCGCAGGGACTCATACATGCGTCCGCAAAGTCCGTCCGGCAGGGCGGTGTCAGGCGGCGCGGCCGCCCGCCCCGTCTGCACACAGACGGCCGGAGACTGCACGGGCCTCTCCCTCTTTTTTTTGCCAAATGCCATTGTTTTCCCCCTTTTTTCAGGCGCCGGCACCGCCGCGCGCCACGGCGATGGCAAATCCCACGTTGTCCCGTTCATCGCCGAGTACCGTCGCCGTAAAATAGCGAATATCGTCCATTGTGTGGTCGTGCTCCTTACGCACCGCATCCATCGCGCCCGAATCCTGCCACCGGTACAGTCCGAACTCCCGGATCGTATCCGCACACGGCGGGCAGATGACAATTTTGCCCGACTTGAGCGCGTCGGCCACTTGGCGGATGCCGTCAAGCACCCGATTGACAGCCGGGATCGCGCGGAATCGCCCGTGGCGGCGGATGCACGCGATGAAGCTCGCTGCGGACGGGTCCACGATCACTGCGCGGATCGGAAGATTCTGCGCCAGCTCCTCCAGGTGGGTGTAGTGCTCCTCATCCGTACGCTGCTCACCGGCGGCACGCGAGTCGTGATAATACTCGCGCAGGCGGTACCACACCCCGCTGCACAGTCCCCACAGCCCGAACGAGGCGGGATTGACCGTCCCATAGTCACAGGAAATGTAGTACTCGCCGCAGGTAGCGGGACAGGGCCGCACATAGCTCTCCGGGCGGAAGAACGGGTAGACCAGCCCCTGCGCCGCCACCCATTTCCCCTCCACAAACCGCTCATAGAACGTCCCGGAATAGAGCCTACGGTAGCGTTCCAGCGTTTGCCTGCTCAGGGAAGGGTTGTCCGACATGGTAAAGTGCAGGTACAAGCATGCGCGCTCCTCCGCCCGCAGGATCCACTCATTGTAAAACCAGTGGCCCGGGCTCTCGGGGTTGCAGTTGAAAAAGAATTTTGCCCCCTCCATCGAACAGCGGGCCATTGCCTGCTCCACAAAGGAGCGCGGCATCAGCGCCACCTCGTCAAAAAGGACACCTCCGAGCGTCATCCCCTGGATCAGTGATGCGGAGGCCTCATTCATCCCCCCGAACAGATAAAACCTGTTTTCCCGCCCACACAGACGCACATCCATATAGCCGCGCGTCAGGCTCTCCGCACACTCGAACCCGAGGGAGGAGAGCACCGGCAGCAGCGGGAGCAACAGGTTGCGCCGCAGGGACTGTACCGTCTTGCCACAGAGGGCAAAGTCCACCCCGTCAAAGGAATCCATTGCCCACGCCACAAAGGAAACTGACAGGCACAGCGTCTTGCCACTGCGCACGGCACCGTCGCAGATCACAGCCTGATACGGGCTCGGCGGGCACCACCACGTCAGCGCCCGCATCTGCCGCTCCGAAAAGGGGGTGTAGGCGCGCTCCCCCCGTCCTGTCCGATCACGACGGCGCAT